ATAAGGTATGTACAAAGGTATCTAAGGCATTCAGCATTAAAATGCAGAATATTGAGAAAGACAAGCCGCGTAAGTTCTACATGGCTAACGGCAAACTTTACAGATTTAACTATGATTTAAAACGCCCGCCGTTTAACGCGGGCCGTTATATTGAGGTGGCTACTTTTAGCGCGGACATTATAGGCAATCTGCATTTGATATTGGCATCTATGGCAACACCTTACAAATGGTTAAAGCCAACGAAGGCGGAGGCATGGCAACATGAACTTATTGCCGATGACATGAAGCATCTTGACTTTGCGGCTGCGTACCATGCAGCGGTTTTTTTTTACGCAGTTTTCACGGAATCAATGAAGGCTTTGCATCCTTATTTAGTGCAGGAGATGACAGCGAAGATGATACCGGAGGCGGAGGCAAACCGGATCCTACAGGGTTTACATCAAACTTTGGCTGGATTTACAACGCCAAAATGGTTTCAGAGTTTGAAGCTATCAGTGTAAACGAGGCAATGGATTTACCGGTGTTGCAGTTTCTTAACGATTTGAATTATATTAAAACAAAAAGGGCATTCGATGAGTATCAATATAGGCAAAGCACAAGCTGACGCACTTAGTCAATTAGGCTCGTTCGGCGAAGATAGGCCAGGGCCAGTGCCGTTGACGGTATTGCAAAAGATATTAGTGCAATACGGCAGCGACTTTGCTATTGAGTTAGCCGAAAGCATGAAGCAAAAAGAGGTGTTTGGTTCTGGAAAGTTAGCCGATAGTATAATTCCAGAGGTTAACGAGGAAGGCAATACGCTAACGATTAGAATGCTGAATTATTACGACTTCCCGAATAAGGGTGTAAAGGGTGTAAAAAGCAGCGCAAACGCTCCGACAAGTCCATACCAATATAAAACCTTTGGTATGAATAGAGATGGCCGCAAATCAATAAGCGACTATGTTTTAAGCGGTAGGGCAAAGATAAGAAACGTGCGTAAAGACAAAGCAGTTGGCATAGGTTTGGAACGTAAAGGAGTGAGCGCGTTGGATAGCAAAATAAATACTTTGATTTACCTCATTAAAGCATACGGTATAAAAACCACAAACTACTTTGATGACGCATTCAACAAAGTATTTAAGGATTTTGCGGTAACGGCGGCCGATGCAGTAGGCAGGGATATTGTAATAACAATTCAAAGATTAAACACAAGTAAGTAATGGCAATAACATCATTATTCGCGCCATCGGGCGAACCATCGGTACAGGATTCACTTTGGCACGTTGTAAGCAGCAACAACGTGGCAGGACAGGACTTCAAGTTTGTGTTCGACATATTCGTAGGCGGTGTGCAACAAGTGCGCGTTAAACAATTTCCCGATCCTACAACGCTTAACGGCTACTTTGACGCGGGGCCGATTGTGCGCAATGGCTTTACTTATAATTGGTTTGTACCCGAAAACGCTACAGACGATGTGTACCTATGCCAGCCTTCAGCATCGGGCGAAATAAGCCAACTGTATCAAATAAGGTTTGGCGAGGATGTGAGTGGTATTACTACGAGCAACCTTGCATCTGGTCAAGTACGCGCTTATAACTGGTCGCCACCAGCATTTAAACGTAAAACCTTTGACAGCACAACAAAACTAAACAAGTTTTATACTAACAGACCAACGGGAGCGCGTATAAATACGGGGGCGAAGTTGTTGATTCCATTTAAAACAAATGCAACGCTCACGCTTAAAGTAGATACCTACAATCAAAGCAATGCACTCATAGCAACAACGACCGATGGCAGTACATATGCAAACGGTGGGTATGTTCAACTTGACATCGGAACGGCTGCAATTAATGCAAGGTTAGGCAATATAATTACCGATGCTGTTAAGTATTACGATGTGTATTTTAACACGTTTGATAAATTCAGAGTTGTCTTATCGTGCAACCAGAAATACACGCCTACAAACCTTTACTTCCTTAATAAGTGGGGTATGTATGACACAGCAACCTTTGACCTATTGAGCCGCCTTACATCGGATGTAGAACGCAAATCATTTACACAGCGCGACTTCAGACAAGGGCCATCATCGGTAACTTACTTTGATGCTAACAATGTCTACAATGAAACCAAAACAAACTACGAGAACCGCGAAGTGCTGTCATTGCGTTTGACAATGGACGCACCAACCGATAATGAGTTTGTATGGCTTAGTGAGTTAATCACATCGCCTCAAATTTACATGGAACAAGATGGATATTATTATCCGGTAACGCTTAAAAATAACACATACGAATACAGCAAGTACATCAACAATAGGCTGCGACCGTTTGAAGTTGACATAGACATAAACCAAACACGCCAAAGGCAATTAAGATGATAGAAATGGGGTTGATAGTAGATGACACCGGCACGCTGTTAATCGTTGTAAGTGAGGGCGGTTATTTAAAATGTTTTGAATTAGTAGGAATGAATGAACAAGGTAATTGGTTAGTAATATGACAAGAATATTTATAGAAAATAACGAATTGGATTTGACGCAGGCATTAAGCCAGCAGATAACGTATGCCGTTGATGACCTCCAAAACTTAGACAGCAAGGCCACTACATTTAGCAAAACGATTGTTATACCTGGCACAACGCGAAACAATGCTTTGTTAGGCAATATCTTTGAGTTCAACAATAGCAACTTTACATCCGATACCGCGCCAAACATAGCCTATAATTTTAACGCCTCAAAGTCAGCCGCTTGTCGTATTGAAGTTAACGGATTGCAGATTGTCAAAGGAATATTTCGACTTACTGAAATACTTTACGATGGCGATAATGTAGAATATGAAACGGCGGTGTTCGGGGAGTTAGGCGGCTTTATTGCAAAGTTAGGCAATAGTCGACTTGAGGATTTAAACTTTAGTGCATACGATCACACATACAGCATTGCCAATATTGTGGCCTCATGGGATAATGCACAGGCTGGCAGCGGTTACGTTTATCCGCATATTGATTATGGAACCTACAGCACTGGTAAAAAAAATTGGCAGTTCGGAACGTTTAGGCCAGCGTTATTTGTTAAAGATTATCTTGAAAAGATTGTAACAAATTCTGGTTATACATTAGAGTTTCCATTAAAGGAAACAACACGCTTTAAGTCGTTAATAGTTCCACACAACCAAAAGCAGTTATTAAGGTCAACTACTAATTTTGTGAATGCAACGGGCGGCCCTACAAACGTGCTGTTTGGCGATGGTATAGATCCCGCCGTTGATAAGTCGCCGATTCCCGTTTCGGGAACGGTAACAGCTAACTTTACAGACTTTGGAAGCAGTGGGGAATTTCAATACATCGGCGCGACTTCTACAAGTGTTCGCATCCGTATGACAATATCTGGAACAACAACTTCAGACACAGCACAAACATTCTTTGTAGGTATTAAAAGCGGTAGCATCACTGACACCTATGGCAGCGCACAATATTTGTCATTTCAAACAATATTAAACAGCGGTAGCGGTTCGGCTGAATCATTTAGCTTTGAGTTTGATTTTACAACTACATTAAACACAAACGATATTATAAGGCTTTACGCTTGTACTGATGCACCGGTAAGCAGTTCACAAGTATTTAACTTAAACAGCACAATTAGCTTATTCAACATTTCAGCAACCGCCGCCACACTTGTAGCCGCTACGCTCGGAGATAGTTTAACCATAAACGATATTATACCCAAAAATATATTTCAGCGCGATTTCTTTATTAGCCTTTTAAAGTTGTTTAACCTTTATGTAACTGAAGATAAGTTCATCGAGAAAAGATTAATCGTTAAACCTTATACCGATTTTTACACCGGCGAAATTGAGGATTGGAGCGCAAAGATGGATAGGCAAAAGCAGATTAGCATTAAGCCTATGAGCGAAATAAACGCGCGTTATTACAACTTCAAATTTAAAGACGATAGCGACTTTTTTCTTGAGCAATACCGTAAACGCTACAATGAAGGGTACGGCGACCGAATCTTTGATAATGGTTTGGAGTTTGCAAAAGATACCGAACAAGTCGACATAATATTTGCCAGCACCGTTTTAGTTGGTTACGGTGGCGAAGATAAAATCTACAGCACAATATTTAAACGCAATAATAACGTAGAGGAAAACGTGGACAGCGTTATAAGAATATTGCAATGTAAAAAAATTACGGGTGTGGCAAGTTGGAACATTTTGGCAGCAGACGGCACCACGGTATTGGATAGCGAGGTAAACTATTGTTACGCTGGCCACTTTGACGATCCTGATGTTCCAACAAACGACATCAACTTTGGCGTACCTATTGAACTATTCTTTGTATTGGTAAGCGGTGCAATAAATGTAAACCAGTTCAATCTGTATTACAGTAGCTACATGGCTGAAATTACAGATAAGGACAGCCGACTATTAACGGCGTTTTTTAAACTAACTGAACAAGACATTTTTAACCTTGACTTTGCAACATTCAAATATATTGATGGCGGGTTATACCGTTTGTCAAAAGTTATGGATTACGATGCAGGGGCGAATGAGTTAACCAAATGTGAACTTTTAAGAGTAATAAACACAACATATTAAAATGGCAGAAACATCAACAATAGCAGTAGAGGTCAAAGTAGATAGTAAGAACGCGGAGAAATCGGTAGGCTCAATTAAAAGCCGATTAAAAGAGGCGCGCACCGAGTTAACCAACGCCATCGAAAACTTTGGGGAGTTCAGCCAAGAGGCTGCAAACGCGGCTAAGAACGTAGAAGGGTTAAAGGGTACGATTGACGATGCAAGTCGATTAGTAGCCGCCTTTGACGGCGATAAAAAGTTTGCCGCATTTGGCGGTGCAGTTAGCGCGGTAGCAAGTGGGTTTAGTGCAGCGCAGGGTGCAATCGGTTTGTTCGGTACTGAAAGCAAAGAAGTAGAACAAGCCTTGTTAAAAGTTAATAGTGCAATGGCATTAAGCCAAGGCCTTAACGGTGTTTTGGAGGGTGTGAAGTCATTTAGGGATTTGGGCAATGTAATTAAAGCAACTACCGTATTTCAAAAGGCATCGGCAGCAGCCACAGCCATAGCAGCCACAGCACAAAAGCTATTTACAAAGTCAGTAGATGAAAGTAGTAAAGGCTTCAAAAGTTTACGCGGTGCGATTATTGCCACCGGTATTGGTGCGCTCGTTGTGTTGATTGGCTTAGTTATAGAAAACTTTGATGAGGTTAAAAAGGTAATTGAAAAGCTATTTGGCCCATTAAAAAAGTTGACTGACTTTATTGGTAACCTTGTAACCGGCTTCACTGACTTTATTGGTTTGACAAGCGATGCAAGTAGAGAAACAGAAAGATTAAAAAAAGCAACTGAAAAAAACAATGTAGCTTTTAATAATCAGATTGAAATAATGCAAGCGCAGGGCGCGACTGCAAAAGAAATTAGGGCGATTAAAAACCAAATGTATGAGGATGAGTTAAACAACATTCGTTTGATTTTGGCGGCAAATGGCAAACTAAGTGAGGAGGAGGCTACAAGATTTAGAGAATTGAAACAACAACAAGCTGTTTTAAGGGCCGAACAAGGGAAGGAGGATAAAGATGCAGCGGCGGCGGCACAAGCTAAAAAAACAGAAGCAGCTAATAAGGCAGCGGAAGCAGGCCGACAAGCGGCAGCCGAACGTAAAAGAGCAAAAGAAATAAAGGATGCAGCCGATGCAAAAGCACTCGAAGATGAACGCAAAAGAATAGAGGAGTTTAACGCAAAAAGAATTGCAGATACAAGGGCCTTCGTAAAAGCCGAACGACAAGAAGTAAAAGACGGACTTGAAAAAACAACACAAGCATCAACTGAAGCATTAGTTGCAAGGGTTTCTAAAAACTTAGAAGTAAGAGGCAAAGATATTGATGATGCAAAACAAAAAGCGGCAGATGAAAAAGCATTACAAGACGGACTTGCGGCTAACCAATTAGAAAAGGATCAACAAAGGGTTGCATCTATACAAGCAGTATCAAACGCGCTCGGAACGGCCTCGGATATTATCGGCAAAGAAACCGCAGCCGGCAAAGCCTTAGCGGTTGCACAAGCGTTAATTAATACATATTTGGGTGCATCGGAAGTAATTAAAGCAAAGTCAACACTACCCGAACCATTTGGAACTATTGCCAAAATTGCAAACGTAGCGGCTATAATTGCAACCGGTATAAAAACCGTTAAAGCGATTACATCCGTAAAAGTACCAGGTCGTGGCAGCGGCGGTGGCGGTGCAAGTATTCCATCTTCGCCAATTACCGCTCCCGTTGCACCACAAGCCGAAACAACAAGATTGGAACAAGGGCAAATAAACCAGATAGGCAACGCAGCTGGTAGGGCGTTTGTAGTTGAATCGGATATTACAGGCAACCAAGAAAAGATTAAGAGGCTAAACAGACAAGCGCGAATAAATTAAAAACCCGCCAACGTAGAAACGTAGCGGGGTCGATTGCTTACTAAAAATTAAACTTAAACCAAAAAGCTAAAATAACCCATTTAAACCAAACCACAAAAAAATATACATTACTTTATGGATATTCCAGTTTATGAGTTAAGGATAAGGGATGACAATAGCGAAGTCGATTACATTGCGCTGGTAGATTTACCCGCAATCGAAAAAGACTTTATTGCCTTTAATCAGCATCAGGCCTACAAGATTGAGAGCGAAGATAGGCGTATAATCAGCGGCCCTTTGATGTTGGCAGATAAATTGATTTTTAGAACTAACGATGAAATGGGCAACCATTACGTTAAGTTTTCTAAAGACACCATCCAAAAGATTGCTATTAAATACGCAAAGCGCGGCTATCAAAAGAACGTGAACGTAATGCACGATGAGCAGTTGAAGATTGAAGGCGTTGTTTTATTTGAATCGTTTATTACCGATGCAGAACGTGGCATATTACCAATGAAAGGTTATGAGGACGCTGCCGATGGTAGCTGGTTTGGTTCTATGTATGTTGAGAATGACGAAGCATGGCAGGCTGTAAAGGAAAACAAACTTAAAGGCTTCAGCGTTGAGGGTTTTTTCGATTACGATAAGCCAAAAGAAAGCGCGGAACAAAAGCTAAAAAAAATAGTTGAACTACTATTTACACCAATCACCGAATAAATATACAATACATTATGAACGCAAAAGAAATATTACAAAAGTTGAAATTGGCGTTAATGGATGAGCCAGCACCATCGGGCGAAACTAAGACCGAAATGATTAGTGCAACCTTAATGGATGGCACTGAAGTAGCCGTTGATAAATTAGAAGTAGGCGGCATGGTAATGATTGGTTTAGAGCCAGCACCAGCCGGCGAGCATATCCTTGCTGACGGTACAAAGATTGTACTTGTTGACAATGGCATTATTGAAAGCATCACACCGGCCGAAGCACCACTTGAAGCACCAGATGCAAGCATTGAAATCGAATCACGTTTTGCAAAGATTGAGCAAACTACAAACGAAAGGTTTAGTTCTTACGAATCAAAGTTTGCAGCGTACGAAGGCAAATTTGCAGAATACGAGGCAAAGCTAAACAAGGCAAACACAGTAATCGAGGGGTTGTTAGGTTTGACACAGCTATTAGTTGAGCAACCAACAGCCGGAGCGGATGCAGCGGCTAGCAATGGTGCGGCTAAGTTTGCAAAACAAGATCCAAAAGAATTATTTGAAAACGTAACAAAAGTATTTTTTACCAAAAAAGCAAAATAAAATGGCATTCTCATTAAGTACATTAACCGCATACACAAGGGAGCAAATAGAACCCCTTTTGATGTCAGCAGTTTTCGGAGCAAAGACACAACAGTTGATCCTACAGGATGGCATTGTTTTGCGCGAAGTTAAAAGTTCAGCAAAAATTCCTTTGTTCGATACCGATGCAGTTTTCCAAACTCAATCTTGTGCGTTTGACGCATCTGGTACAACCGCAATCACACAGCGTGAGGTTGTTGTAGGAAAGATTAAGGTTAACGAAAACCTTTGTATCAATGACCTTGAGGCGTTCTTTACGCAGCAGGCTTTGAGAGCAGGAAGTACCTACGAAGATTTTACTAACGCACAATTTCAAGCGGCTTACTTAGAGCGTAAAAATGCAAAAATTGCAGCGCAAAATGAAACTGCATTATGGCAGGGCGATACCGGAAGCGTTAACGCGAACCTTAACAAGTTCAACGGTTTGATTAAGCAAATCGCAGCGGGTTCACCAGTTAGTGCTAACACAGGCGCATTGTCTGGTACTCCAGCAATAACTTCTGCAAACGTGATTAGCATTATCCAAAACGTAAAGAACAAGATTCCAGCGGCTTTGAAAGGTATGACTGATGTTGTTGTAATGGTTGGTTACGATGTTTACGACTTGTACGTTGATGCAGGTGTAGCGGCAAATTTGTTCCACTACAACTACAATGACAACAGCAACTACGGTGGTTTAACAATCCCTGGTACTGGAATTAAGTTGGAAGCGGTACACGGTTTGGATGGTACTGGCGACATTTTCGCTACACGTGTAAGCAACCTTGTAATGGCTGTTGACATCGAGAACGAAGAAAACAATTACAAAATGTGGTACAGCGATGACCAACAAATTGTAAAGTATGTTGCAAAGTGGAAGTTGGGTGTTAACGTAGCATTCACAAACGAAGTGGTACAGTTCTTAGGTACAATTTCCTAAGTAAATTTATAAACTAAAAAGGCGGTTTTATGGCCGCCTTTTTTAAAATTAATTATTATGCCTTGTGTATTAAATGCAGGTTACACTATTGATTGCCGCGATTCAGTTGGCGGTGTTGAGATAATTTACGTAATCGAAAACAGCGCGTTGTATGACGCATCGGGCAATAGCCGCGTAGTAGATGCTTCGGGTACTGTTACTGGTATGACAAAAGCAACCGGCAAAAGATTTTACAAAATTGAGGTTCCACGTGCAACTGCCAACACTGGCAATAGCGGCACGGGTTCACAAGAGAATGGAACTTTCTTTTTTACCCATCAGGTAGTTTTACCTTTGAACAAAAGAGATGCAAACACTCGCAACCTTGTAACCACTTTGGCGAAAAACAGATTAACTTTTGTTACCAAAGAAATGGACGGTACTTTTAGAATGTTTGGTAAAGAGTTTGGCTTGTTACTTGACACATCGGAGGGTGGTTCTGGAACAGCGGCAGGTGATCGTAATGGTTATCTGTTAACCTTTACAAGCGTTGAACGTGAGGACTTCCTTGTAGTGTCTGGAGCAGTTGCAGCGGCACTTGAAACACCAGGAACTTAAAAGCATTTACAAAGAAATAAAAATGAACCCCGACCGATGAAAAGTCGGGGTTTTTAAATTATGCTAACTTTACAAAAAGGACAAACGCAGCAGATTATCTACACCGGCACCGAGTTAGCATTGCTGACTAACCCTTATTTTCTTTTTGTATGTACTAACAATGTTACCGAAAATATAGTTAAATTTGTTGCAACCAATACCAGTACAACGGCGCGTTACGATATTTCAACAATTACCGTTAACACATTCTTTGCGAATGAGGATGCTGGCCTTTGGAGTTACCAAATATTTGAACAAGCAAGTAGCAGCAACACAAATCAAACGGGGTTAAATATGGTTGAGGAAGGCTACTTACAATTAAACGATGTGGCGGATGCAGCGGATTCGGTTTATGACGGTCAAGACAATACTTTTAAAACTTTCTCATGAGCAAATATAAATTTATCGAATTAAAGTTTGACCAGGCTCAACAACCTAAGTTTACAGAAAATAAAACTAAGGGTTTTGTGGAGTTTGGTTTGCTCAATAATTATCCGGAATACATTTTGAGCCTTTACAATGAAAGCCCAAAACACGGTGCCATTGTACGGGGCAAAGCTGGCTATATTTTAGGCAAAGGTTTTGCTGACGATGCTGGTAAATTAAAGGCAAACGAGCAGGGCGAAACGTGGAATGAGATTGCAGAAAAAGCAATCCTTGACGATGAAATCCACGCGGGTTATTATTTGCAAATCGTTTACAATAAGTTAGGCAAAATTGCCAGCGTCTTTCACATACCTTTTAAGAATTGCAGAATCAGCGTTGATGGAGCAAAGGTGTATGTTAAAAAGGATTGGAACGATAATAAAGAAAAGGTGCGCGAATATCCCGTTTTTGATCCATCAACTCCTAATGAAACACAAATCTTCGTTTACAAACAATACAACCCACAGGCCAGCTACTATCCTATACCTGGCTATCAACAAGCGTTGAACTACATCGAAAGTGATGTGCAAATAGGCCGCCACATTTTAGGCAATGCAAACCAAGGGTTTGTTGGTAGCACGTTAATCAATTTGAACAACGGCAACCCACCCGATGAAGATGCAAAAGAGGAGATTGAAAAGGCGGTGTTAAAGAAGTTTACGGGAGCCGATGGCAGGCGCACGGTTATAATGTTCAACAACAGCAAAGAAAATAGTGCTGACATCGTACCACTTGGGCAGTCGATTTTAACAAAAGAAGATTTTACAAACATCAACAACCTTGTACAACAAGAGATATTTGCTGGCCATCAAATTACATCGCCATCATTATTCGGTATAAAGACCGAGGGGCAGTTAGGCGGTCGTAATGAAATCCGCGAAAGTTACGAGATTTTCAACAATACCTATGTAGCCAAAAGGCAAATGATTCACGACATGAATTTTACATGGTTGAAGTCATACACAGCACAGCCGATTGAAATGGTAATTGTACCCGTTGAGCCGTTAGGATTTGAGTTTAGTGAGGCCATTATTTCACAGAATTTGACCAAAGATGAGATTCGCGAATTGATGGGTAGGGAGGAATCAGAAGAAACAACCAAAACAGCGGCTCAAATAATCAACGATAATATTAACGCACTTTCGCCAGCGGTAGCGGCTAAGGTATTGGAGGCAATGAGTGCGGATGAAATTAGGAGCCTTGCGGGGTTAGTTCCTTCGGGTGGCGTTGTTGGTACTATGCCAGCACCGGTCGAAGCAGAAGCACAACTAAATAGCAACCTTGTTAATTTAAGTGGCCGCCAACAACAGCAACTTTTGAGGATTGTGCGTTTGTTCTCACAAGGCAAACTAACGAAGCAACAGGCTGCAATACAGCTACAAGCGTTTGGTTTTACTGATGACCAGATTAACCAATATTTAGGCTTAGACGATGACCCAACCACAGACGATTTAAAATTTAGTTCGCAAACAGAAGACGAGGTTTTGTTAGCAGAGTTTGCAGCGTGTGGGTGCGATGTAAATGAATTTGAGATTGTGCATAGTGAGCCGGCAACCGAAGCAATGTACTTTGCCGAACAAGTTGATTTGACGCAATTACAGGCGAATGTGATGGACTTAATCAGTAAGGACAAACGTATTACGCCCGATGTTTTAGCGGACGTATTGGGCGTGGAATTGCGCAGTGTGAACGCTGTATTAAAAGCCATCGAGAAGGCTGGGTTAATATCTGTTTCAACACAGCAAGAGGGCGCGGACACGATTATCGAAAGAAAACTTGTACAACCCTTATCGAAGATTACAGACCAGAAACCATCGGTTACACAGGTGTTAGTGCGCTACTCGTACGAAGGGCCAAAGGATGACAGAAACCGCCCATTTTGCGCACGATTATTAGAACTGAATAAAATATACAGCCGCGTTGATATTGAGAATATAAGCAAGCGTTTGGGGTATTCTGTATGGGATAGGCGCGGCGGTTGGTT